ACCAACAACAATCTCTTGATAATGTTCTGCTTGAAACGGTAAATCCCAAGTTAGTGTATTAGTTCTAAATACACGCTCAATAGCACTACCCTTGACTGGCGTTACAACTAATCCAGTTCCAGCAGTTTCACAAGTAGCATTTAAACCTAATGTAGTGTCATATTCATAAGCATACCAATCGCCACCAGCAGTTGATGATAATAGCTGGTCTGTTGTTTGTGCAAATTTACCCTTTAGATGGTCTTGATACATTATCCAAGTATATGACCAAGTTGGTGCTATATCAGTTGCTAAAAACGTAGTGAAGTGTCCAGTAACAGAACGACAAACGTGGTCTTTAACTCTACCATTAACAATAGGTAAAGGCATACCAACATCTTCACGGCCACAAGCTGGATAATTAGCATCAGTTACAAGGTTTGGAATCTGTCTATCGTAGCTATAAGCAATGTCTTGTAAGTTAAACGATACCGAATCTTCAGTATATTCAACATCACCCTCAACCGTACCAATAAACATTTCTTCAGCATCAGTAACCGTACCAGAGCCGATTGAATCTTCAAAGCCAAGATAAACCGTACACTTCATTCCAGCTTGAATGATTGATACTAATTGCTCAATCTTGTTAGCTATTTGTAGTGACATTTCACCAAAGACTTGTTTTGAATCATCAAGCGTTTGGGTTAGTGGTGTAGATGCTATTAACTTGCCATCATAAGAATTACCAGAATATGTAATGCCACGTTCAGCCCATCTGTAAGTCGTAGTAACTAAACTACCTGTGTCTGGCTCACTTCCAGAGATGTATTCTTTTAATTCATAATCAACAAATACAACTGGGTTAAATGTTGTTGAATCTAATTTAGATTGAAACCCTGCGCTAAAACTTCTCATTATGCTGTTTGTAATAAAGTGAAAGTAGCACGATATAAGCGACCTTTAAACACTTCGCTGATACGCATATTCTCATCAAATCTAACCGTATAAACATCACTATATGGGTCTGTATATTCAAAAGTCTTTTCAGCACCATTAACCGTTGAATCATAAAACGATTCTAAGGCATCACGCTCACTTTCAGATGTTAAAACAACAGATATAGAATATCGGTAATTAGTAACACTTCTTGAATAGACATACATTGAGCCATCTTCCATCTGAACGCTTGAATTATGCTTAATTACAGCCCTCTCATAAGGTGATTCTGGGTCATTAGTAAATGCCAGAGATGTAGTAGCACCTGCTACCGTTGGATAATCAAATCTCATTATATAATTCCTTTAATAAGCAAGTGAAGCCCTACCAACTTGTGGTGACATACTGCCCCTACTATTTAGAGCATTATCAACACCGTGTCTGGAGTTCTGTGTATAAATGTTTGTTACGTTTGACGGATATGGCTGTTCTGATAGTGGTGTTTCACCTCTACCCCTTTGCGCTGATTCTTTAATATTCTGCTCAGTACCAGCAATAGCTTTACCAATATCATAACCAAACTTATTAAGTGTTTTAAAGCCAGAAATAACCTTGTTAATTGACCAAGCAAGAGCGTTCATAATCGTAAGCATACTATTAGCACCAGTTTTAATATTCTCCCACATAGTGCCACCATTCTCAATCAGCCATTTCTTCATTGATTTATATTCATCAATCAAGAATTTAGCGTGTTCTCGACCTGTCTTTTGCCAGTCCTCACTATCATCTTTCATTTTTTTAAACGCATTACCTTGATGATATGCTTCATTCACTAACTCGGCTGTAAATCCAGTTAAGTAATTAGTACCTCTCTTAATGTTAATTTCTAACATTTTTTCCCAACCTTCACCAGCACCACCAGCATTAGTAAAGTGTTCATCAAGTGTTTCGCTAAACTGTTTAACTCTTTGCTCAATTAATGGCATTGTCTTTTTGGCAACCCTATCTTTAAACTGAGTCCAACTATCGTTCAAGTTATTTAACATACCATCAAGGGTTTTAGAGCGTTCTTCCATAGCACCTTTATACTTCTCATTCCAAATAGCTTGAATAGTGCTGGTTACTTGTTTACGGTTGTTACGATCAATAATCTTAAATGCTTCTTTACCCATCTTATCGGTAAATGCTAAGGCGGTCTTTCCAACTTGCTCTAAACTTGCACCCATACGAGTAGCATTAGCCTTAGTTATCTGAATTGCTTTGACACCAAACTCTTTAAGTCTTTCAAATTCACCAGTTTGGGCATCAGCCATAGCCTCAACAGCCATCATAATATCTTTACCCATAGCAGCAGCAGCATCACCCAATGATTGCATTGACTTAGTGCCATCAATACCATAAGCGGCTAATTTAACAAATGATTCAGATAGTGTATTAATATCAAACGGTGTCTTTTTAGCAAAATCTTTTAACCAATCAAAGGCTTTGTTTGCTTTTTCTTGTGAGCCTAATACAACCTTTAGAGTGGCATTGTAGTTTTGAAACTCCATACCCGTTGAAATAATGCCTTTAACTAATGCGCCTAATCCAGCAGCACCAGCAAGAGCAACAACAGATGTTTTAAGGTTGAATAACGTACCAATAAGCCCTTTAAAAGCTTTACCCATACCAGAGCCAACCTTTTTAGCTACTCTGCCTAATTTCTTTAGTTTTGTTTGTACTTTTCTGATTGCTTTAGATGCTTTATCCTTTACGCTAATCAGTATTTCCATTTGTTGTTTGGTCATCTATACACTCCATCATCATCACTAAACGATTTGGCTGTTCTGCCCAAGTGCCAGTATTTGGATATTGACCGTCTTTCCAGTATCGGTAAATCCTAAAATAATCACCAACTTCTTGCGCATCTATCACTGGGCACCTTGAAGCGTGTCCCTTGATACCGTGAGCCATAACTATTGTTGAAGCATCAAGACTACAACCACGAACTGCCTTATCGTGATTTGAGCAGTTGTTACAATCATACTTCAATTCACCTTGTATGATTGCACCAATTACTTTTTTTCGTCATCATCTCCAAACCCGTTAAGGTTAAGAGCTATGTTTCCTAATTCTTCAACAATACCGAGCCTTGCCAGTTTGTCCATAGTGGTGTCAGATAACCTACCTCTCTCAATTTTCAAAGGGAAAGGCAAGTTGTCTGCCTTTTTAAGCGAATGACGCAATGAATCAGCAGTTAAACCAAACAAGTTAGTATTAATTTCTTGACCATCACCACCCAAATCAAATGATATGTGCTTGTCCTTAATTTCGGCAAACTTCATAAAGGTAATAGTGCCTAAATGAAATGTTGTTGGGGATTCGCCATCTTTAAAACTTAAATGCTTTAAATCGTGTGAATCCTTATAAGCCTCAATGTCTGAATTAGCTACATCAATTGCTGGGTCTTCTACTGAAACAACTTCAAGTGTTTCATTTCTATCAATCGCTTTAAATGCCATTAATCCACCGTTCCTTTAGTTAAAGCCCCAGTGCCAGTACCAGAGAAACTAAAGCCGATAACACCCTCTGAAGAAGCATCAATCGTAACTTCACCCATAGTAATTGAACCACTAAAGTTCTCATCACCAGTAGTATTACCCTCTGTTCTAACTTCAATAGAGTAAGTTGAATCGCCACTAATAACCTCATCAACTAAAGCGTTTTGGTAAGTGTCGTCTGGATCATACTGTCCCGAGCCATCTACTGACCAGCTTTTATTAGTAGCTGTTGTATCAGTCCAAGCATCATTAAACGAGCTATGTGTTTCTGAATTTTGTGTAATATTCAGCGAAAAACTGGTTAATTCACCAATTAGATTGCCAGAACTATCACGCAAAGAGCCGTTATATCCTTTTATCGTTGCCATTATTTAACTCCTGTTTTAATGGTTGTAATTGTAATCAAATATCCACGCTCTTGCCTATCAACTTCAATAGTTAAGTCATCTACTGGTTCGTCCCTTGTATCATCAAAAATACCCTCTATAACGGATAATTTGTAATGCTTGGTGTCCAGAAATAACTCAAATACTTCAGTTAAATCATAAGCACGTTTTTCAAATGGTGATTCGTCTTCATTCTTGGCGAATGTTTTAGAACCCTCACGAAACTCACGATTATTAAGCGTTTCTTTTGTTGTAAATTTAAAGCCTTTGCTTTTTAACAGACTTATCATTTCATCAATACCACTTGATTGGATTGCTTTTCTTCTGCTTCTTCAATAGTGCCATCTTCATCAGTATCATAATCAGCCTTAATAGTGGTTAACTCACTTTCGTAGTTTTCCTTAAAGACCATATATGATTCGTGAAAGATGTCATCAGAATCTGCGTCTTGTCGTTTAGCCATACAGATCAATTCTAACGTCTTTAACAAATGAAGTTCTTTCACTTGTGTAGTTGTTAAGAATAAATCAACATCTAAACCACGATTACGCATTTCATTCTTAATGATGTCATAAGCACGATTAATATAAGTCGTATAATCAATTAATACAATGCCAAATCCAGTTGAGCTATCTACCGCATTTGATAGAGCAGCAAAACCAAATGTAGCTGTATTAGTAGATGTATAAGACGTTATAGTAGCATCAGTACCAGCGTTATCACCATTGACAAAGCCAATAGTAGCACC